ACGATGTTCAGGGGAGATCATCACGGCTGTTGAGACATCCATCAGGGATTGAGCAAGGGCAGGATCAGAGCCGGTGGTGTACTGAGAAGTTTCAAGCAATTGCTGGTTGAGCATGTTTCCCTTGACATAGTATGCCAGGCATGGTTTGATGTAATCATCGACCAGGGTGCCATAGAGAGAGCCATTAGGATCGAGTAGCACATCATCATAGAGCGGAGCAGTCAGCACGGGTTTGATGTATTGGACCTGGGCTGTGAGAATAAATGAATCCTTGATCATGGCCGGGTCGAGCTCGGTGATGTAAGCTATAGTGATAATTTCGAGGGGGGTCATGAGGGAGGACATAGGCAGGGATTAGGCAATAGGCAATAGGCAATAGGCATTAGGCATTAGGATTTTTCATATTAGATGCAAAGGTGTTTTGGAGTTGGAGGACCAGGATGTTTTGGGCGGGGTCGGATTTGTCGAATTCCAGTCCGGAGTCGCGGCGGACCTCCCAGACAAAATTCATCGGGTTGATACGCGAGATGGGCGGGGAATTAATGAATTCAAAATCTTTGAGTTGTAACCCACATGCCGCAAGTGATGTTTGCAGGGATTGGTGAAAGGTTTCCTGGATCGGTTTGATCACGGTGGCCATGGCCACCTCGTATTCATTGAGGATTCGTCCGGATTCGAACGAGGATTTCATATCGGAATACGGGGTGAGTGAAGGGAACCAGTTGTGGATGGTGATGAGCGAGAGTTCACTCTGGGTATGCAAATCGAGCCAATGTGCCTCATTGTCGCGGTTGAAAGGAACGAATTTAACTTCGCCCGGAGTAACCCCTGGGGCTGCATCTGCACGGTATTGCATGATAAATTCACCTGAAGCAGAACCCAATGCGCCTTTGTAGGTTGACATTACTGCATCTAAGGCTGCTGCATCGGCCTCGGAGTTCACCCCCGGGATTACCAGCATGCCTGGACTTGCAAAGGATTTTTCGAGACGGGTTTGGTTCCAGATGTTTGTGAGCCCGGAAATGATGACATTGCGGATACCGGCAAAGTAAGAAGGGATCCCGTAGAAAACGAACTCCGGCTCATAGTCTTTGATTTGAACGATGGAATGGAGCAGTCCGTCATCGCCGGCAGAGAACTCCGGAAACAGGCTGATGGCTTTCAGGTTCATATCGCCGTTGCCACGGAATAAATCCCAGTTCGGATGGATCAACGCCTGCCTGCCATCAAAATGACGCCTGACATGGGTTGCATCCTGATGGTAGAGAAACACGAAGGATTTTTGCTTATTGGTAACTATCTCATAATAGCAGTTGCCAAAGGTGAGGTAGTCGAAACAGAGCTTTTTGAGTGTAACAGAAAACAACTCTTTTTGATTGTTGGGTTTGTCAAGGAAAGCCGAAGTAGCCGGATCGGAAGACTTTACACCCTGGCCCAGGATGTAATTGGTTTTCGAGTTCAAAATAGCCCGGTGAACAGGGACCTCACGGGCCAGCTTGATGAGCTGCCGGGGCAGGGCATTGTCGTCTCCAAAAGGTACAAACACCGTGACATTGGCACGATCCAATATAAGGTCAGTATCAAACAAATCCAGCACAGGATTGTAGGAGAACTCGTAGAAACGAGGAGAAGGCTGAGTTTTATGGGTCCTTTTGGTAGACATGAGTCGAATTACTAATTACCAATTACCAATGACCAATTTTTAGTCGCCGAAGCCGGCCAGGACTAATAATTCAGAATGGAGATAGGCTGTTGCGGCTTTGTACTGCACGCGGTAGCGGCGCATCTGGAGATCAGGATTGTACCAGGACTCAATGTCGGAAGGATCCATTAATCCATCGGTTCCGAAGATGAGGTTCTGTTGGGTGGTGAACAAAGCCCGGTGGGGCTGTACTCCGTTTTGGTAGGTGGCGATCCAGGTATCCCAGTCGGGGCGAACCAGCACAGGATAGCCTTCGTAGGAAGGAACAGGAAGTCCACCCAGCATCATGGTGAGCGGAAGGTCGCCGGTGGTCTTGGCCTTAACAGTATGGACCAGGTTACGCCACATTGAGCGGGTACACATGAAGACCAGCGGAAATTCGAACATTTCGGGACGAGCTGAATCGATCATGTCCTCGAAGGTTCCATCGGCTTCATTGGCTGCCAATGCACCCTGTTTGGTGGCAGCTACAACGCCGGAAGCTGCAACAGATCCGTTTCCAGTTACCGTTCCGGTGAAGGTGAAATCCTGTCCTTTGAACTTGCTGACAACCTTGATTGCTCCGGCAGATGGATTGGTTACAATAACCCCGCTCAAAGCGCCCCCACGGGCTTCGACCGTGGCTTTGTGGGCCGTGAGCCAGTTGTTGCAGGTAACGGTTGCCGAACTGGCATATGCCTGCGAATAGGCCACCCCGTTGATGGTCAACACCAGAAAGGTATCGGTTCCGGCCGTATAAGTGAGGATTTTTTCAGCCTTAACAGCGGAGGTAGCCGAAGCAACAACCACATGCTGCGCCGAAGGGATGGTTCCGGCGTACAGGTCTTTGATGAAGTGATTTAAGAAGCCCTGATAGCCAGAAAAATTGGTATCCACTACCCCGGTGGGGATACCTGAAGATAATACTTCCTGAACCGTATTGCCAAAGAACATTTGACGGATGAGGTCTTGCTGGCCAGCCTGGGCAATGATGGGAAGCATGATCTTGTTCCATACATCGGGCTGTTTCATCTGTTCGATGTCGTCCTCCTTATAGCCTGTAGCGAGCAATTGCTCAACGATTGAACCCCAGAATGCCCGGGCGTTTTGCTCGAACTCCATGGCCATTGGCGCCACGGTGATGGACTGGGTGGAGAGTGCAAAAGAACCTGCCGCAGTGAAACCGGCGATAGATTTTGGCTTGGTGATGAAGGAGGGACGGGAAATCTTATTCAGAAGTTCTGTGCCCTTTATATCGGAGCGAACGGTGATAGCGCCCCGGATGTCTTCACCCATGAAAAACGGGGATATAAAAAAATCATGGATGGATTGCTTGGTGAAGGCGGGAGAGATCCCGTGGGAGAAGATGTTTGACATGGCGAAGGGATTTGGGGATGTGGAAATTTGGAGATTTGAAAATGAAATATTTTTATTTTTTGAGTTTGTCCTTCAGATGGGAGGGCATTTCGGCGAGGAGTTCTTTGCCGAACTTTACTTCGGGGTGGCCGACTTTGACCTGGGGATCGGATGAATCGACTGTGGTAGGCGCTGCTTTCAATTGATCCTGCAGGGTGGCAACCCGGGCGGTTAAATCTTTGACTTGCTGTTCAAGCAGAGCGGCACCGGCCACGGAGGTTGCAAGCTGATCGGAGGATGAGGCAAGCTGCTGTTCAATTGCAGCGATTTTCGCCTGGGAGGAAGCTTCCAGGCTGCTGATCTCTTGCAGATGATCGGCTTCGAGTAACTCGATCGCCTGATTGTAGGATGCCAGCGTGTCTGGCCGGACTCCTTCCGGAGCAGGATTGAAGAGGTTCTTAATCCTTTGAAAAAGTTCTGGTTTCATAAAATCAGTTTTAGAGAAATATTTTAGCATGAATTCAATGATGGATTCAGGATTGCGGGCAATGTAATAGGGTATTGCCGGGTTCTCATCCAAAAACCTTGTCGCCTGGTATGAGAAAGAGTCCTGTGCAAACAACGAGGTGGTTGCGGCAGGATCGTCCACCAGGTCGGTTGCCAGAAGTTCCTCGATGCGCACCAGCGGAAATTCTCCGGCGCCTACTACAGGATCGGCCGGAATGAATGCCATGGAAGCCCCGAACATATCGGGGTTTTTCTTTGCCATGGTGAGAATGTAATCATACAAATTGCCACCGGGAGCATTTTTACAAACCGTGTCAAGATGCAGGTCGCCTGTTACCTTGTGGCCATCAAGCTGGAAATTTTTGAACCTGCCAATATAGGTGCCAAAAGCACTGCTGCACATATTCGGGTGGCCAAAGCGGGCCTTTACCCCATTTTCCTTCGCATTTCCAAGGTTTACGATCTGAGAGAGCGTTTCGCCATCGATCTCTTCAAAATAGGATTTCACCTTGCCTGCCTGGGCTACAACGACCTTCTGAAGTACACCGGAAGCCTCATTGATAAAGGCAACAGAGAAGGTGACGGGGGGAGTGGAAAATGATTTCATACCGATGGGAAAGATTAAACCTAACAAACATACGAATGACTTAAAGTATATGTTTAGTACAAATCGGCAAAAAGTTGAATAATAGCTTGTAATGAGAATATTTTATGTATATTTTTGTAAGAAATGGCTATATATGGACCCGGAAACTGAAAAAGTGGTCGTTGAACTGAGGGAACGTTGCGGAATTGAAGTAGAATATCTGGTGGTAAGGGGATTGCTGCCTGTAAGCACGGCAAAGAAATGGCTGGTGAAAGAGCTGTATTTTGATTACGCACGCAAAGGACATGCCCATGAAAAGGGAGGAAGGAATTACACCAATATCAAAATTGAGCTTAGCGATTGTTACGGGGTATCGGTGAGCGCCATTGAGAAGATGATTTACAAAAAATAATTTCCCAATTAATAGGTTGAAGAATAGAAAATAATGGAAAATAAGAAAACCTACAAAGACTGGCAATTTAGACCGGGTGAAGGTGGACGACCTAAGGGAGTGCCCAATAAGCTCACAACAGAAAAAAAACAGCGGCTTGAACGAATCCTTGAAATTATTGAAGAGAATCTGGAGGATGATATCAAGGGTTTGAAACGGAAAGACCGTGTCGATTTATGGATACAGCTTCAGGAATATGTAAGGCCAAAGCTTCAGCGGGTGAACGTTGACATTGGACCGGCAGAGGATAAGCTCACCAAGATCACCTTCGAAGTGATCCATACTACGGTACTGCCGGGAGCAAACATAAAAACCCTACCCATTGGAGACGAATGTTCAGGTATCAGAAGTATTCCGGAAAAATTATGAGGCCACAAGCAAGATTGTGGTCAATCAGGGCGGCACCCGATCAGGCAAAACCTTTTCGATCCTCCAGTTACTCATCCTGGTGAAGGCTTTTGAAGGTCACGAAATGGTTTTCTCCATCGTCAGGCGAAGTATGCCGGCGTTAAAAGCTTCGGCCATGCGGGATTTCTTTGAGATCCTCAAATCGGCTGGCCTTTACGATGAGCGTAACCACAACAAAACCGAGAACACCTACCAGCTGAACGGGAACCTTTTTGAGTTCATGAGCCTGGACCAGCCGCAAAAGAAACGTGGCGCCAAGCGCGCTTACCTGTTTATCAACGAGGCGAACGAGCTATCCCTGGAAGACTGGGTACAGCTATCGCTCAGAACAGAGAAACAAATCTTCCTGGACTTCAACCCTTCGATGGATGAACACTGGATTTATGACCAGGTCCTGCCCCGCAAGGATTGTACCTTCATCCATTCCACCTACCTGGATAACATCCAGTTTCTGCCTGCGGAGATGGTTGCGGAGATCGAAAATCTCAAGACTGTGGATGAAAATTACTGGCGAATCTATGGTCTTGGAGAGGTCGGACAAATCACCGGCTTGATCTTCACGAACTGGCGGATTGTTGATGATTGGCCGGATTCGTGCAAATGGATCACCCACGGGATGGATTTTGGTTTTTCCAATGATCCTACAGCCCTGGTCAAAGTCGGGATGGATGGCGGCGAGCTTTATGTTGGTGAGCTGATTTATTCGCGGGGTTTGACCAATCCTGACATCTGTAGCTGGATGAGAAAGCTTGGAATTACCCAGGCCGATGAGATCATAGCAGATAACCAGCCCAAGTGTATTTACGAAATCCATCAGGAAGGATTCAATATCAAGCCGACATTCAAAGGTCCGGATTCCATCCTGACCGGGATCGATATTTTGAAACGGTACCCGATCAATGTGACCAGGGGATCAGTCAACCTGATCCGTGAGCTGAAAAACTACAAATGGAAAGAGGATGCTTCCGGAAAACCGATGAACATTCCGGTCGATCGTTTCAACCATGCGATTGATGCGATCCGGTATGCCTGTCTGGGACGGCTTTTAATTAGAAACCGGATCGTCAAGACGGTATTGCATCGCCTGTGATCAGGGTACCGGAGAGGCGCCAACCCATGAGCCTTGCTTGTAAATATAAATTTGCAGAAAATTCAAATCTTAGGCGCCTTGACCGTAGAAATTTTTGTATTGCAAGGCTGCGGGTCATTTTTTTACCCCAAAAAATAAAAATGATAAAAAAAATGACAGCACCCAACGGGCATTGGCCTTGCAATACAAAAAATTTCGCAGGTAATCTTGAATAAGATTTGGATTTTGTAACCTTACTGACAGAGCGAAATACTGCCGGCTATCAGCCCCACTACATGAGCGTGAAGCATGAGCGCGAAATGAGGTGGGGAAGCAGACTTGCATACCGGGAAAAGAGACCAAACCAACCGGCATTTTTTCAATGCGGGTTGGTGATGGTGGCAGTTGGCTTACCAGCTGCCACTTTATGAAGCCCGAGGGACGAGGGCGAATGAGGTGGCAGGAGGAGGATGGATTACTGAAAAAACACGCGGAAATTAAGCGGCCACGCTCTTTAGTGGCTGGTTAATGGCGATAAATGATTGCGAACCTGCTCAAACTGCCTAAAAGGCAAGGCATTTACCGGTGCTGGCAAACTGCAGAGGGATTGGCAGTAACTCATTAAAGTAGCTTTTATGGAAGGTGAGCGGAGGGCTCCTGACATGCACCGCTGGTATTCGGTATTAAAACAGGGAAGGGAATAATGGTGCATGGCAAGGGCGCGTAGTGAAGCCTGTAATAACAAGCTATCTTTAATGGGTTACAGATCGAGGTAAAAATGCTTTGCCGTTACTCGTTGTACTGAACTGAGCCAAAGGATTGATAAGCATTCACGGGCAACTTGCTGTACCCGATTGGAGGTGGTGCCGCTTTTCAGGCATCCACCGGAATGAGTGGTGCAGTAGGTTGACCAAACAGGATTTTCAGCCGGAACATGCAAACTGATGCCTGCCTCCGTTTTTTTCAACGGGGACAGGCAGCGACGAAGGTTGGCAGACCTATGCTGCCGGTAATTTCTGGTCAAGGGCAATGAGCGGCGAGGATTGGGCTGCTGGAGTGATTTATTGAAATGCCTGTGCCATCGGCAGCCCAAGACTGTGCAAGCCGCGAATGGTATGAACCAATAACGCAGGCAGCAAACTCAAATTGCACGTCATGCTGGTTCCGGGAAACGCTGGAAAAGCACCCTCTCAAACCTCTCGTGCTACTAACCGGATATTTAACATAATTTGGTTATAGGACAAGGCACACCCGAGAAAATAAAAATGCAGTGGCTTGTACTATAACTACATGTTATGTTAATATAGACGGTTCTCATCTTGCTGAGGGTAGGAGGATGCTGGCTATCAGGGATATCTGGCGTTTGCCAGAAAACCAGCTGGTACAGCTGGGGGTGGGGGGTGGGAACGAACGTTGATTAGAACAGGCTTGCAGACTGTGAAAGAAAGCTATCAGGGAATTGCCTGCCAAAGGCAGAACCAAGGGCAACTTCATAAGACCGAATGTATGAGGGATTATGATGTGCCCAAGCTGGCCTGGCTAAACTACAAACTTTTCTGCGAGAAACGGGTATGAGTGAAGGAATGCAGCGGCTGAGAGAGCTGCGAAGCAGCGGCAGCAGCGAAATGACTGAACGATTACCGGTTGCGGGGTGGGAAAAGCTTTATGTTTTATAAAGCAATTTCACCCTGCTTACGCCACGCTGATTTTGGGTGCAGTGATTTCTTTTTATCTAAGTACTCTTTTAACTGTTCGTAAGACATATCCTTTATTTCCGAACTTAATTTATCACGGATGTCTCGCAGTTGTTGCAT